TCGTCCCTGCTTCTATAGCCCGAACTGGCTTAGGGTTTAGGATTCTGATTATCGGTATTGGTTGGGAGATATACATCCTTTTTAAAAAACCATTATATTCTAATATTGCTTTCATTTTTCGTTCATAAATGTTTTTAATAATTTTCTGATTAAGTCTCTGTTTTCTGATAGTGGCTTGTGTTGTTCTTCTTCACCAACAAACTTAACAAGTTCTGTGTCAATCCTTGCTAGGGCTATAGCCAACTTGCCAACATTACTGGATTTTATTTTGTGTATTTTCATTGTCACTCGTTTTTATTTAATTTGTAACTTCATAACTTTTTCTTGTCTTTTAACATTTCTTTGTAGGCGAGTTCAATCACCTTTTCAAAAGTATCAGCCTTCAAAAAACCATCATTTGATGTATAAAGATGACCATCAGAGTGAAATAAAGTTCCTTGTTGATAGCTAGCAACCTGCCACTTAAAATAATGTGTGATAATAAGTGAACCATCGCAATACTTGTTTAGTTTTTCAACCTTATCTGTTATTTTCATTTTTATTAGTTTTTTCATTTTTCTCCTATTTTAACATTTAATTTTGGGGTACATAAGTAACTCCATCTATAACCACCTCCTTAACTTTCTCTTTATGTCCCCGCGTTTCTATAAGTTTTCCGTAACAAACTTCACCGTTTACTAATTTTCCACAAATTATTTTCATTTCATCTTCTGTTGGTTTTCTCCACAAACACAAACCAGCAAATATTCTTAAACCAATATCAAGTTCCAGTTTACAACTAATTCCATACCCTGCCCTAATTCCCAGCCCTGCCTTAATTCCCCCCCCCGCCACAATTCCATCCTCTGCCACAATTCCATCCCTTGCCTCAATTCCCCATCCTGCCTTAATTCCACTCTTTGTCTTAATTCCATACCCTGCCTTAATTCCATACCCTGTCTCAATTCCCAGCCCTGCCTTAATTCCCCACCCTGTCTCAATTCCCAGCCCCACCTTAATTCCCAGCCCTGCCTTAATTCCAAGCCTTGCTTTAATTCCACTCCCTTCCTTAGCTAATATATATCCACTAGCTTTTACATCTCCACTAAATCGCACACATCCCAAATTCTCATCTATTTCTATATTTCCGTCATAATCTGATACATCGGTTTTACCAATGTATTTTTTCCAAGAATAATTAGTATCTTCTACATCTCTAGATGTTATTTTAAGTGTTTTCATTTTTCTATATTAAAAATTAACTTCAAATCCGATATGTTCTCTTTAATACACCTTTTGGCGTCTTTTTCTGATTTGAAATAAGGAAGTTCAGTTTGGAGGTGCATATTAGTTTGGGTTATCTCAAAACTATGTGAAATAAAGTTACGATAAATAAGGTGTTTACCTTCGTCATCATCATCCCAATTAGGTTCGAATGGACAATTTTCCATTGCCCAGTCCTTAACCCTCATTAAGGCTAGCTGTCTATCACGAGTTTTTTCAGCTTGTTCTTTGGTTTGGAAGTAGTTACCAATCGAATAGAGATAATCACCTTGTTTTTCTCCAAAGTCGGTAGCTTCATAAACGTCCCATTTCCCATCAAAAAAACAATAAGTTTCACCCTCTTTAGCCCTCCACCTTTTAGGTTTTATAATCTTTTCAATCTTTTTCACCAAAGACTTCACCTCCTCAGAGGCTTCCTTGTTAACTTCTATTGTTTTACCGTCTATGGTTATTTTCATAATAGTTTTAATATAAATTTTTAATTTCACCATTAACCTTACAAATACATTGGTCTGGTGATCTGTTTCCGTATGTAAAATGCTTAAACTCACCACCAATTTCGGAGCAATAAGTCCTACATCTGATTCGTTGAGTGTCTGTTCCACTTTGAATCACCATAAAACCAACAACGCAAAAAATGACTAATATCCAAAAATAGATGATTAAGTTGTCTCGTTCATTATTCATAGTTTATTTTAATTTTTAAAGGTTGCCTTTGGTGGGTCAACCTCCCAGAAGCCCACCATTGGCATTATAGTCCTGCTTTCTCTAGACTTACTTTCCAGTGTCTTAGGCCTCTAGGATAGCCCTCTCTTTCGAGAATAGAGTAAAAGCAGTTTACATTGTCTTTGTAGTTAAATACATTGCCCTTACAGTAAAGAGCAAAGGTTGAATCAATAAATTGGTAAAGTCCTTTAGCGGTAGAATTGGGGTTCTTAGCTTTGGAATTAAGACTACTCTCAACCTTAGCCAATTCTATAAACTTGGTAATAGTATAATCGTCATATCCCAACAACTGACCTTTTCTTCTTATATAACACATAGGTTCGTTACAAGGAGTTAAGGTAGGAGTTGGAATTGTAGTTGGGGTTACTGTCGGAGTTTTCTGTTCTTTAGCTAAATGTCGGTTAAACATTCCCATTGGAAAGAATGCTAGCATTATTGCGATTATAAAGGAGATTAAGTATTCAACGGTTTCGGAGGTTTCTTTTTTCATAATTTCATTATACTCTATCTTTACTAATCTGTCAAGTATATAAAAGGAAAGAGCTTTGATATTGCTCTCTCAACCCTCTCCCCTTTCATACACTCAACTTATTTTTGACCCAATCAATAAACCCTTCCATTTTTTTAGCATACCAAGTATCAAATAGTTCGTCTGTTTTAGTTTGTTTCCAAAGAATAAATAAGACCGACCGCAGACGCTGGCTAGGAGTTTTAGTATCAGTCTTGCCTTCAATAGTCACTTCCTCTTTGACACCTTTAGGAGTAAAGGTAGTCTCACATTCTATGTTTTGTAATTCCATAAATAAGACTTTTTGTTTTGGGTCTAATTCAGGAGTTGAGATAGTCAAACCTAGCGAACCGTCTACTTTGGCTCTAATACCTGTAATGATAGTGTTTACCTTTACTGATTTCATAGTTTTTTTAACAAATCCTTAAACATTTTAATTCCTTTGTCTAAACCTAGTTTTATTTTTTTGATAGCCTCTTCGTCTCGCTTTAATCTTTTGATTACTAAACTCTTTTCAAAATTCGGATTAAAAACCACATAATCACACCACTTTCTATCGGTAACATACATTTGCATTTGCATTTGCCACCTATGAGCCGACTCAATTTCATCGCTTAGTCTTTCTTTAATAAAATTAACATCGTTTTTACATTTAATCTCTACTAATCCGTCTTTGACTAATCCGTCTGGTGAGGCTCCGACATATTCGTTTAATTCACAAAACCCAACTTGTTCAACGATATTTCCAGTTTCTAATTCATAAGCGTCTCGTGCCATAGCCTCTAGTTCGTGTCCTCTTTCGATATCCTCGTTTGAATATGCCTCTGGGGCTTTATTAGTTAGCTTCTCTGCAAGTTTTTTATAGACTAGGGTCTCTAATCCTTTTCCTGCGGTTGCGATAGCCTGAGCTGTGCTAGCGGTGAATTTCGCTAATCTAGCAGAAAACCACTCTTCAGAGCCTTGTTCGAAAGTATAGATTTTCATTTAAGTTCCTCCTTTCTTTGATTGTAGATATTTAATAAGGATTTTTGGTATTTATGCTTAGTTTCGGTTTGGATTTTCTTGGCTAAAGTATTTAAGGTCAATAAATCCGAAACTGCATTTAACTGCTTGACGTATTTCTCGGGCAAGTCTACAACTTTAGTCTGCGGGACAGGTTTAGCCACCTCTTCTACCGCACACATTCCGATATTCAAATACCACCTTAAGGCTCTTGCGATAGCTCTTGTTTCCGCCATTCTGTATTTATGGGGGGCTATCATTTTATTAACATTTGTATTTTCGGCGTCTCCGTGTCCAGTGAATGTTCCTTTTTTACCTTTTACAATAGCCTTAAAAATAGGTCGTTCTGGGGTGCTGGATTTCAATTCATAAGTTTTGATAGAAGTTCCACCATTATTATGAAAGGCATCTAATAGTCCTTCAAACTTTACGAATTGTTTACCTTGAATGCTTATAACGAATTTTTTATTCATAGTCTTTTTTAATTAGTAAAATCTTTTTTAATTAGTAATTTCAATCTTTCTAAAGCCTCGTCGCTTTTACCTGTTAAATAGGCTCGCTCTAATGCTTTTTCTATTGAGTCTTGCCTTATATCGGGGTCTAAAATGCCGGATAGTGTTTTGGCTATCTTTTTGTAATTCATTGGTCGTTTACTAAACTATCATAAGCGTGGGACTGTTCTAATATGGCTTCTTCTCTCAACTCTTCGTATAACTCTTGGTTGTATCTCTTCCTTTCCTCTTTGGTTTTTGGGTCTTTGTATTTTTGGAGGTTTTTCATTTTTAAACTTTTTCCATATAGTAAACGGCAAGCGCCATCATTGTTATTGCGAAGAGCTCCCCAAAACCAAAGTCTCCTACACTAAGTAGATTGAGCATACCAGTAACCAAGATAATAAAGTATACTTCGTATATCCTTTTTATCCATTCAAGTTTCTTTTTCATTTTAACCATATTGGTTTTAGTTTAATTTTTAATTGCGTGTCCACCTGCATTTTCTGCTTTTCAACTCTTCATTTATAGTTGTTGTTGCCTCAACTGATTTGATTATAAACTATCTTTACTAATCTGTCAAGTAGTTGATTTAGTATTAAGCCAGTGGTGAATGGTTTGTCGGGTGATTTTGAACTTTCTTGCTATCTTGGCAATCGGGACACCCAATTCAATTAAACTCTTTATCTCGGCAAACTTCTTATACGAAAACTTTGTCTTCATAATCTATTATAACATATCTGTAAACTAAAAACACCCCGGGATTAACTAACGGGAAGTATATTTCCGAGGTGTTTTCTCACTTGTGCAGTGGTAATTGATTATATCATAGATTAAAGATAATGCAAATCGATTTTTTAACTTCTTTTAAGACTACAAAACCTAAAACTTATGTGGGATTTGTTTTCGAGTAGTTTTTCCGTATTTCCTTAGTTTTCTTAATACTTACTGCTTAAGTTAGATTGACGCCAGAGATAAATAATAGGTCTTAAAAGAAGTAAAGTTGATATAGTTTTTACTAATTTACTTTCTAAGTTGAATAGTATATTGTTAGTTTAGTTACTAATAAAATATGAATATGAAGTCGAAAACTCAATACTACACAGATACGCTTTCCATCAGAAAATACCTACAGAGAGTTGCACAGATATCTTTTTCTTACTCACAAATTAACAAAGCCTTTTCTCCATTTCATTCGTTGCCCAGAAGTGAAATCAAGGAGGTTCACGCTTTTTATCTTGGGCTAATTTCTGACTTGAAACACATAGTTAATGATTTTGAATCTGAATATGAAAAACCCAAACTGCTGGAGACAGCCGACCCCGACAGACCTAAACAATGATGAAAATCTAACATTTTTAGAAAGGTCTTTATTTCGAGAGATATTGAGTCTATGCCAAAACAAGAAAAAACTACTTAGATTTGTACACGCTAACAGAGATTATTCTATCGAGTTAAACAGAGGTCAATGTGTTCTAAAAGTATCAAAAATTGCCAAAGAATTAAAAATAGGACGCAAGAAAGTCCGCCGTTCTATAGAAATACTGCAAAAATGGTACAATGGAATGGACATTAAAGCAATGCCGTTTGGCTTGATAATTACGGTAAAAGGGTATGACGACATAGTCAAAATGGACAATGGAATGGACAATAAAGGCACAATAAAGGCACAATGGAGGCACAATAAAGGGACAACTAACAAGAATGTATTAGAGAGTGTTAAGAGTGTTAAAGATAATACATACATAAGTTCTTCAACTCATAAAAAATACACCCTAGAGGAGTTAGCTAAAATTTATGTTGATTTGTTTAACAAGGTAATGAAAACAAAATACAAATCCATAAAGGCAATACTAAAAGGACTAGAATACTGGTTACAAACATACGAAATACCAGACATAGAGATAGCAATTAGAAACATACCCTCAAATAAGTTTTGGAAAGATAAAATGACCCCAACTATATTATTCAGGAGAAAAAATCCACAAGGGGAAGATGTGGATTACATAGGAAGTCTGTTGAACCATTAAAAATTAAATAAACTATGCAATCAATAAAACAGATACTAGACAACAAAAAACTTCTACAGGAGAAATACAAAAATGAAGTGGGGATAAAATTAACCCCCGATAACACTCCAGAGTGGATTAAATTAAAGGCTAAAGTCAACGGTCTTGGGACAGATGTTTCAATGTGGGCGAGAAAAAGACCTGTGAACAAGAGAGAGATAAAGAATGGGTCATTAAAAGGGGCTATGGTGTATGAAATAATTGTAGAAAAAGGAAAGTTTGGACACAAAGATTATATGATTAAGTCTGTTGTTTATGAGAGAAGTGGTATCTTAAAGGCTTACTATGTCGGGTTTTTGTCAAACAAAAATATGTGTTATTACAGAGATATTGTCGACAATATGGGCCAATTAAATGATAAAAAAAGTTTTATTTAGTATCCTAATTTTCTCGCTGGCGAGAACTGTGCTATAATCAAGTATGAGAGGAGCCAACGGCGGGAGACCGTCCAAATATAAAGAAGAATACTGTGAAGAAGTTGGGAGATATTTAGATGAGTGTGGATTTGGCAGATTGCCAATGGTTGAAGACTTTGCCATAAGATTGGGAGTATCTAAACACTCAATTTATAGATGGGTGAAAAAACACAAGAAGTTTCGCGACTCTTTGAAAGCCATCAAGATAAATCAGAAGAAACAACTAATAAACGACGGCATATATGGTGGCAAAGAAGTTAATTCGACAATAGTCAAACTATTACTCCAAAACAATCACGGAATGAAAGAGAAGACCGATGTTACTACTGGAGGAGAAAAGTTAGTTATACTTCCGCCCAAAGATGAAAATAAGGTTCAGTAAATGGCAATACAAAGTATACCAAGACAAGCATAGGTATAGAGTAATAAACTGTGGAAGAAGAGCAGGTAAAACATATCTATCAGCAATAGAGATATTGGCTTTTGTTCAAAACTACAAAAAAAAAAGAAAAGGTTATGTTTGGTATATCGCCCCAAACTATAAACAGGCAGAATCAATTATGTGGGAGATGTTACTAGAACTGATTCCAAAGGGGATGATTAAATCAACAAATAAAACCAAACTTAAAATCTCCACTATAATGAATGTCGACATTTTACTAAAGGGGGCAGAAGACCCAAACAGCCTAAGAGGAAATAGGATAGATTTTTGTATTTTTGACGAGGTTGCGTTTTTTGCTAGGTGGAAAGAGTCGTGGAAGGTCATTAGACCCACCTTAGCGGACAGCAGAGCTAAAGTAATGTTTATTTCAACACCCAATGGTTTTAATCATTTTAAAGAGCTTACAGAGAAGGTTGATGACGATTGGACATACTTTCACTTTACTTCATACGACAATCCCTATATTGACAAAGAAGAAATCGACCAAGCCAAGCGAGAAATGGACGAGGATTCTTTCGCTCAAGAATGGTTGGGTGAGTTTAGAAAAATGGAAGGTCTTATTTACAAAGAATTTGATAGAGATAAACATATGGTTGAAATTCCAGACTTGTCAAACAACGCACATTGGACATTTACAAGGTCATTAGATTTTGGTTTTGGACATAAAACCGCTTTAATATATTTTGCCATAAAAAACGATGGTAGTGAGATTTATGCATACGATGGGCTTTATAAGGCAGGTCTTATAGAGAAACAAATAGCAGATGTGGTCAAGATTAAGGACTCTGGTCGTTATATTACAAACCCAGTGGCAGATTCAGCACAGCCAATGAATATTAAACAGTTGGCAGAATATGGTGTTTATTTTGGTTCTGTAGACAAAGCAAGTGATAGTGTTAAACACGGAATAGCTAAAGTAGCAGGATTATTAAAGATTAGAAACGACACAGGTAAGCCTACATTAATGTTTAATAAAAATTTAACTTGGATAGCTGATGAGTTTGAGAGATATAGATGGATGGAAAGTAGAAAAGATGGCGTAATAAAGGAAGTTCCGTATAAAGTAAATGACGATGCGATGGATGCAATACGCTATTTCGCCGTAAGTTATAAAAAACCACAAGTAGTCGAACTCCCCCCTGAGGAAAATTTAGATGGATTATATATATGAAATATGGAGTAAAATTAAATCCAAAGAATTTACAAGCCCACTTGGATATAGAATCCGACATCCAAAGGATTAAAAATGGAACGATAAACTTTGTATTGAAAGTAAACAGAGGAAATTTGGTAGACTATGTTATCTATGAAAGCGTCCGAGATACCGAATTTACCGCTTCACTTGCTAATAGAAAAACAAGCGTCTGATATTCAATTCGGACAGATAACTTATACTTGTCAAATTAAAAACGGTCTGGTGATTATGAAAACACTAGATGTTGTTACCGCCAAGAGAAAGAGATATAAAATTGAAAATTAACAAAATTGAAAATTAACAAAATTGACAACAACCAGTCTTAGTGTTATATTAAATTATTAGCAATGGCACAATGCGTGCGGACAGCTCCCTGATGGGGGCTTTTTTTATGAGCATAATTTTAGAAAGAAAACAAGCGTCATACGAATACCTTAAACAAAAGAGGGATGATTGGGATGAATATGAGAAACTGTTTCATAATTCCTTATCAAACCACAACGATGCCAGGTCGCACGTCTTTGACCCTAAACTTTCGACTTTGATGATTGAAAGGGCATATCGTGTTATGGCTCAAAACTCTACAGGAAAAGTCAGGGCTATAAGCAGAAATGATGAGGGAACATCAAGGTTAATGAACCTAGTCCTAGACAAATATATTCTTAAAAACGCTAATTCTCAATTCAATTTCCTTACTAAATTGCGGATGGTTGATATTTATTCTAGTTTATATGGTAGTTACTATGGTTTAGTGGATTGGACAGTTAAAAAGAATGGTTACGCTGGTCCTGATTTATGGTTACTTAATATACGAGATGTATTCCCTCAAGTAGGGGCGGTATCAATTGAAGATAGTGATTATATTATCGTTAGAAGTTGGCAACCAATCTCATTCTTTGAGAAAAAGTTAAAAGACAAAGAGTTTAAAAATATCAAAAAGATTGTAGACATATTAAAGAAAAAATCTAACCCCCAAAAATCAGCAGGAGAGAAAACACAAAGGACTGATGACAAATACCCCCAAGCAGAGGGAACCAAATCAGATGGCTATTACGAAGTCTTAACAATGTATGAAAAAGACAAGTGGACAGATTATTGTGTTGACGCCGATTTAAACTTCAGAGAAATAAAGAATCCCCACGATAACGGAGAATTGCCAGTAGTTCAAAAATATTCTATTCCTTTAATGGACGACTTTATGGGTATGGGCGATGCCGAAAGAGGAGGAACGATGCAACACGTGGTTAATTCTGTTTGGAACTTATATCTAGACGGAGTTAAAACAAGCATTTATCCTCCAGTTCTAATCAACAAAGACAACATAGCCTCTATGAGTTCAATTAAAATGAAAGCAGGGGCAAAATGGTTGGTTAGAAATCAAATAAATAATGCAGTCCAACCAGTCAATCTAAGTCCCTTAGGTATATCCACCTTCAATAACACATTCCAAATAGCCAATGCCTCATTACTTAATATGTTTGGGACTACCGATACCTCAGTTACCAAACAAACCGAAGCAGGGTTTGGTAAAACCCCAGAAGCCTTGAAAATGCAGGGGGCAAGAGAAAACACAAGAGATAATGCTGATAGGTATTATATGGAGCAATTTATTACTAAAGTTGTAAACAAAATGGTCAATTTAATGTCTAAAAAGAACTCTGGTGGGGTAGCAATTAGAATGTTCAAAGATGAAATAGAAGAATTAGCCTCACAGTATGAAGATATTCAAGATATATATGACAAAAAGACAGGCAAGTTAACTATCTCAAAAGGAAAGATAGGTAATATTTTATATGATTATGAAATTGTAAGTGGTTCGACTTATTTAGTTGACCAAAAATCCCAGCAAGAAAATGTAAACGGATTATTAAGTATGATACTTCAAGACCCCGAAATGAAACAGCAAGCCATACAAACAGGTTATGCCCAATTAGGAAATATCAAAGTATCTGTAGGAGAATTACTTAAAAGGTCAATAGTTAACTCAGGTCTACAAGACTGGGATAAGATAATTGAAGAAGAAAAGCCAGAAGATATGACTAACCGGATTTTAGATGAAGGCACTCAACAATTTATTCAAGCGGTGCAACAAATGCAAAGTCAAGGTGTGCCAGCACAACAAGGTATGCCACAAGGAGGTCAAAATGTCTGAAGCTATAAAACCAAAGTTTTTTAACATACCAGCACTAACTAAAACAAAAAAGTCTGAAGGACCAACCGATGAGGAAACCTCGTTATATACAATGTCCAAATCACACGGTTGGCAGTATTTAGTTAAAATAATAGAAAAGATGATATCCGACCTAGATAAAATCAACGACACAGCCATTACTAGCGGGGCTACATTTGAAGAAATAGGACGAAACACCATAGTTATTAGTTTAGTCAAAGACATTGTTAGAAAGTTTCTAAACAAAGTCAACGATGCAAAGGAAGCGTGTGAAAGCGGAGGAGGTAAATGAAACCTATGAGGAAGTTTTTAAATTCGTTCCCAAAGGTCGCCATAACTGGAGGCAACAAGGTTTTTACCTCGTTTGTAAAAGTTGCGACCTACAACACGCAATATTTATTGGACCTGATAAGGTTATGGTTGGTGAAACTAAGGAGGGTAAGCCAATCTTAAAGAAGAGGGTTTAATTGTGTGCATTATGTGCCTACAATCAAGCTCTTTGCTTGGGTAATCTCATATCACCTTACGGGTATGGTTAAAAGTTATTAAAACTATGGACGAAAGTCAAAAGATGGCGTTAAACGAAAACGAGGAAGCAAACGCTGATACCACGCCAGTATCTGAAGCTACTGAGGAAGTCAAGGAAACCGAATCGACGGAGGAGGTTCAACCTGAAGCTGAAACAGGTGAGAAGTCTAAAAAGGGCTTTTCTAATCGAGTTAGAGAATTGAATGCTCGTGCGAAGCAGGCTGAAGAAAAGGCACGCCAAGCTGAGGAGCAAATCAAATCGCTATCTGAAAGGGTTGAGGAACTAACAGGCGGTTCGCCTGATGTGCCACAATACACACCTCCAATCCAACCGGGGGCAGAAATAACCCCAGAGCAATATGGTAACGATGTTGCCAGAAGAGCTGATGCGATTGTTAATTTGCGACTTAAACAGCAAAGTGCGTCTTTGAAAATACAGTCTGACACTCAAGCGGTTGTTCAGAAATATCCCGAACTCGACCCTGATAATGACCTTTTTGATAAAGACTTATCTCAATCGGTTACTGAAGCAGTAGAGGCAAAGGTTCGAGCCAACCCCTACTCCGCAGATGTCAAAGGCTTTGTTGATAAACTGATGAAACCTTATAAAAGGTCGGTAGCCAAAGAAGTTGGAAAGGTAGGCGAGGAATTAGCCAAACAGGCTTCGCAAACCGCTGTAAAACCAACTTCAGTTAGAAAGCCAACGAAATCAGCAGAGGAAAAGTCTATACAAGAACTAGAAAGGGAACTGGGGATTGTTCAGACTTAACCTTAACTTGGCGTAAAATTAAATAGGAGTAAAAAATATGGCAGTAGTCGGTAGCGGAATATCCGGTGCAACCAATGTCAATACTACTTCATCGTTATCTGCAGAGATAATGACCTACTACGAAAAAGTTTTCTTAGCTAGGGCGGAGTATGACTTGATATTGAAAGAGGGTTCTCAAAAAAGAACTCACCCTGTTAATTCAGGACACACCGTAAACTTTACGCGTTACGAACCACTAAGTATTATTACTACCCCATTGGGAGAGGCTTCTAACCCTGTAACCTGTGCCGTCACAGCTTGCACCGTTTCGATGACTCTTTCAGCCTATGGTTTAACCGTAAACTCTGGAAAGATGGAGACTTTGGTTTCTATTGATTCAGGTGCTAAGGAGAAAGTCGAATTAGTCGGTCAAAATATGGGCGAAACTCTTAACCGTTTGGTTAGGAATGAGCTTGAAAATGGGACAGCCTATTACCCAAATGGACACGATGTAGCCAGCATCGCCTCAGGCGATGTTTTGGATGCTTGTAATATCCGTTTGATGGTGAGACAGCTTGAACTAAATAAGGCTCGTGCTTATAAAGACGGGACTTTTATGGGGAAGACAGACCCTTATAGCAAACACAGATTGCTGGGAGATACAACTTGGATTAATTCCAAAGTCTATTCTGATGTAAAGAAACTTTACAAAGGAGAGATGGGTGAGTTATACCAGGTTCGATGGCTTTTGAATAAAGACTTATCGTCTGGAACAGAAGCGGCATCAACAGCATCTTCGGGTGTTACAAGGTTCTATACTTATGTTCACGGCTCTGACGCATTTGGAACTTACGACTTAGCACAAGACGTTCCGAAACTTTATATTCTTCCTAACGTGGTGGATTCAAACTCACCTGTTGGTAGAATCACTAAAATTTCGTGGGCGGGTTCTTATGCAACCAAATTACTTAACAGTAATTGGGCATTAAGTTGTCGTTTCACTAGCGTTTAGTCGAGATAGGGGATACAGACGCCCTTAACTGTATCCCCGCATTTGTTAAAATAAAATTTTTGTTAAAATAAAATTAATAAAATTATGGACAAAACAAGACAAGCAGATTTACAACAACTCCGCAGGGAGTATAAAAACACTCGCGACCCAGTTATGAAAAAAGTAATTGAGGAAACTGGTAAAAAGATAAGAAACGAAGACAGTTGGACTAAAAGTGCCAGAGAGGCTTTACTAAGAGAAACAAGAAAAGGGAAAACTCAAAACACCAAAGATATTAGAGAAGATATGTTGAGGAGAAGAAATGCCATTTAGAACCCCAACAGAACCAACTGTAGATATAAAGACCGAAGCAAAAGATAAGACTACCGTTAGCACAGATAAGACAATCGTTCCTTATAAGGATTACGAATCTGAAAATGGCAGACCTTTTGTAGCCGAATATTACAAACTAGGTGATACTTGGAATGACCCAAATGGAGGTTTTTCAAAAGAAATATCACTTATACAAGAATTTTTTAACGATAGAATTGAAAAAGGAGAACTACCCAATAATGTCGAAGCCATAAAAGAAGCATTAAAAAAAATGGAAAAGATAACTAACATAGACAAAAACGAAAGACCAATAGTTAAAATTGAGGTCGTTTCAGAATATGTTAAATTCTTGAGAAATTGCGATAAAATAAAGTTTAATTTGGCAAGATATGGTAAATAAAGATAACACTCAAACAGAGAGAACCCCACAGAATATATTTACAAAGTCCTACGATACTGATTTTGATATATTAGCAGTAGAGATGATTGGGTTTGATGGCACTAACTTACAAAGAATTAAGGTTACCAGTGATGGAAAATTAAAAGTAGCATTATGATAACCCAAGATAATAGCCAAACTAAAAGAAGCCCCCAAAATGTTTTGGTTAAATCTTATGACAAAGATTTTGACATACTTGCAGTTGAGTTATTAGGATACGATGGAACTAATTTACAAAGGCTAAAGACCAATAACAGTGGAGAATTACAACTAGATACAGCCTCTTTAGACGCCCGCTATCTCAAACTAGACGCTTCCAATGACCCCATAACGGGCGACTTAACCATTCAACCTACTAATTCCACTACTGCCTTTCAAGTTAACCAAGCAGATGGGACTAATGTGTTGACGGTGGATACTATTGCTCCAAGTATTATTTTAAAAGGGTATCAGGTAAAAACAGAACCAAACAGCGATACAAATTTGGTGTTGGGATGGCTTGCTGGGGATGCAATTGATGTTTCTGGCGGTGGAACTGACGGCATGAACAATACATATCTTGGATATAGAGTTGGTGGATTTGCGACTTCTGCACATGATAATACTGGTATAGGAGCAGATGCCCTCTATACATTAACAACAGGAATACAAAATACCGCTGTTGGTGTAGACGCTTTATTTTATTTAACAGAAGGTAACTTTAATACTTGTGTTGGATATGCTGCTGGACAAAATATCACCACTGGGACTAACAATCATGCGTTTGGGGTTCAAGCACTATTTAATAATAAAACTGGGAATAGCAATTTTGCCATTGGTTTGCAATCGTTGTTTAACATAACTGGAAGTGGAAATATTGGGCTTGGTAATTCAACATTAAAAACAAGTACATCTGGTTCTGTAAATGTAGCCATTGGAATATCAGCTTTGCAAAATAGCACTGTGGGGGCAGGTAATGTGGCTATTGGTGACAATGCAGGGCGGGCAATTACAACTGATAGCAATAATACTTTTATAGGAAGGCAGGCTGGTTACACTGATGGTACAACCTCCACAACAGCCACTTTATACAACGCATCTGCTTTTGGTGCGTATGCTCAGGTAACCCAAAATTCATCTTTGATATTGGGTGGCACTGGTACCTGGGCGGTTAAGGTGGGAATTAATACTACTGCTCCAACGGCAATGCTAGATATTGTAAGTTCAACCTCAACAACCAAAGGTCTAATAGTCAAAGGAGCCGCCGCCCAATCAGCCAATCTTCAGGAGTGGCAGGATAGTGGGGGGACAATATTGTCAGCCATAGAAGAAGATGGCAGTCTTGGAATTGGGGCTGTATCAACTGAATTTAATAAAGTTAAGATTCATTTTGTAAAAACAGATGCTACTCCAACTGGCGTTTATGTAGGTACCGATGTACGTGCAGACTTTACAAGTCCAGCCAGCCAAACTACGGGTCAAATTATAGGAATATTATGTCAAACATCTACTCTTGGAACGGTTAATTATGGTCAAGCAGAGGGCGGCAGGTTCAGTGGGAGGCATTCATCAACTGGTACCATCACAAATTTATATGGTGGTAAATTTTATGCTACGCCGTTGAAAGGTAATGCAACAAACGTATATGGTGGGTTTTTTAGGATCAATCCTAATGATCAGAATATAACAATTACAAATGCTTATGTTGGACATTTTAGATTAGATCAGAATGGGGCATCTGCTACAATTACTAATGGATATGGGTTATATGTTCAAACTCCACATCCGGCTGGTACAAGGGTCAATCTTTATGGTCTATACCTTGAAGATCAAAATAATGCAACAACCCTCAATTACGCCATCTATACCAACGCAGGAGAAGTCCATTTTGGAGATAAGGTCAGTTTTACTCAAACAGACGGAAACGAATATATAGACTCTCTAGCAGACGGCTATATGGATTACAGGGCTACTACCGCTCATAGGTTTGGCGATGGGACTAACCAAACACTACTTGCCTCAGACGGCAGAATGACAATGGAGGGAACAGCAAGGTTTTGGATAGGTTGGGAAATAGACAATACAAACTTTAAAGAGCCACCCTCCCAATCAGCAACCAAGGTAAACAGGGGGCTTGGGACTGCTTACGAATACTCAGATGGGCAGGAAGAACACATCCACGCAACCATAAGAATAACTGGCAGATGGGATCATACAGAGAACTTAGAAGTAATACTAGTTTGGGATAGTCCTACAGTTTCCGCAAATTGTGATTGGGAGGTAAGATATCAATTCAAGGCAGTAGATGAAGATATGACAGATACAGCAACAACAACTGTTAACTGTTTAGCTGAAAGCTCTTCAACTGCTAATGGGTTAGTCCATTCTACTTGTGTAATTCCTGCCTCTGCGTTTGACGCAGGAGATAAAATACTAAGTTTAACAATTTGGAGAGATGGGAATGATGCCGCTGATACTTTAGGAGCAAGTGCGTACTTACACAAAATGATTGTCAGGGGTATAGCAAATAAACTAGGAGGAACAGTTACTTAAACTAGGTGTTATACTAAATTATGGACATACTAAACTACATAAATCAAAACACTAATTTAAATACAGAAAAGAAAGTTAAGTTATTAGATTGGTTCTGTAAGCAAAGAGGTTGGACGGAAAAGATAACAGACGGCGAAGGTAAAGAAATTGATAACCCTGTAACTCAAAAAGAATGTTTTAATGACGCAGTACAAAAGTTTATAATAGAAACTGCAAAGGCTGGATATATAAGCGAAGTGAAAGAAGCCAATGAATATCCAGACGAAATTAATAGTTTATAAAAAATATGAAAAACGAAAAGCCAGAAACTAAGTTAACAAAAGAAGAACTGCAAACAATCAGCAATTTGTTGTTTACTGGAAAATGGAATTTAAGTTTAAAAGAAAGTAATAGTATTATTGCTCCAATTATAAATAAATTGGCTAAAATGATTGACCAGTTAAAAAAATAATATGATATAATTGCTTATTAGCATTTTAGAAACTTAGGTGATAGAAAATTACATTACAGGAAGCAATGGTTTTGTAGGTAGCCATTTATGCAGGCGAATAGACTGCACCCCAATAAGACACCAAGATATTCAAACGGTCAAACTAGACAAATTCAAGAGATTTTTTTTCCTTTCCACTTATGGGAATATGCACCACCATAATAATGACGAATTAATCGTTAGGGCTAATGTTTTCGACCCACTAAGTATTATAACTAGGTCATCAGATTTCGAGTCGTTTGTTTTTTTTAGCACTTCATCGGTTAAATTACCCACCCAAACAATGTATTCAAGAACTAAAAGGGCGACAGAAGAAGTTTTACTAGCTTTTAGAGAGAAATATCAACTACCTATTTGTATAATCAGACCAATGTCAATTACAGGGATAGGAGAACAAAAAGAACATTTAATCCCAACTTTAATTAGGGCGAGTTATAGTGGAGAAACCGTAAACTTTGTTCCCGAACCACGACACGATTTTATAGATGTAGAAGACTTAGTTAATGGGATTTTGAACTTATCAAACCATAAAGTTGGAGGAGTTTTTGAATTAGGCACTGGAATATCTTATTCAAACCAAGAAGTCCTAGAAATAGTCGAAAGAGTAACGGAAAAGAAAATTAGAGTTAATTTGGTTGATTCCTTGCGACCGTATGACACAAAAAAGTGGGTATCGGATAATTTTAGGTCAAGGAGTTGGGGTTGGTTACCTCAAAAGACATTAGAAGTTTCAATAAAGGAGATGGTAGATGAATACCTTAGAGAAAAGGATAATTGATTTAAGTTACAAACACGGGCTAACACACATTAGCAGTTGTCTAACGACACTTCCCGCCTTAGAAGACATATATAGAGTTAAAGAACCAAACGATGAGGTGGTATTAGGTAATAGCCATTCTGCATTAGCTTTGTATGTATTACTAGAGGAGAAAGGAGTCAATGCCGAAGATTTAATTAAAAGAATGGGGACACACGCCGAAAGAAGTTTAAAAGACGGTATTTTTGTAAGTGGGGGGAGTTTAGGTCAAGCCGAAACAGTCGCAGTAGGAATGGCTTTAGCAGACAGAAGTAGAACAGTTTATTTAGTTACCTCAGACGGTGCTTGTGCCGAAGGGTCGGTTTGGGAAGCCTTAAGGATAGCAGGAGATTTTAGACTAGAGAACCTAAGAGTTTCGGTTATTGCTAACGGTTATTCAGCCTATGGGAGGATTGACTTAGACGATTTGGAACGAAGGTTAAAAACTTTTTACCCAGTCTTATTCTATAGAGTTAATTTATTTGATTACCCCGATTTCTTACAAGGCATAGACGGTCATTATGTTAAGTTAGATGAAGAAAAATATAAGGAGATAAAATGAAAAGACACGAATCACAAAGAGGGTATTTCGCCTACGAATTACACCAACAGATGAAAGAGAATAAAGATATTTGTTTATTAACAGGCGATTTAGGTTACGGTATGTTTAATACTATCAGAGATGATTATCCCGATAGGTTTTTTAATTGTGGTGCTTCAGAACAAGCGATGGTAGGAATAGCGGTGGGAATGACATATAGGGGTAAAATACCGATTGTTTACTCAATTACAAACTTTGTTTTATTTCGACCATTTGAATGGATACGGAATTACATTGACCACGAAAAAGCACCAGTAATTTTAGTCGGAGCTGGTAGGGATATGGATTACAAAGAAGACGGTTGGACACACCAAAGTCCAGACGCCAAAAAAGCATTAGCTTGTTTTCCGAATGTAAGACAATACTGGCCTCAAACCAAACAAGACGGGGCGGATGTCCTAAAACAAGCCATTGAAAGCAAACAACCTTCGTTTATTAGTTTAATTAGAAAATGACAAAATTAGGAGCAATTTATTATCCAGTTACCGACAAAGAGGGAAAAAAAGTCCCTTTTGACAATTTATACATTCCTTATATTTATAGGGAAATTTATTTTGAAGGAGTTTACACTGATATTCTAAATAGCAAAAATGATATGGTAATGCTTGATATTGGTGCAAATATAGGCTTAATTACCGACCATTTTCGCTCGCATTGTAAAAAGATTTACGCCATAGAGCCATCCACTATTCACTTCACAGCCTTAAAAAAGAACAAAGAGTTTAATCATTGGGATAATGTCGAGATATTTAATATGGCTATGGCTGATAAAAATGGCGAAATGATGTTAAACCTCAATGATAATAACCAAACTTGCCATTCATTGGTGTTAAAGTCCGACAAGGGTGAAATGGTTAAGACTATTAGTTTTGATACCTTTATGGAAGAAAACAACATCGATACGGTAGATTTCTGTAAGTCAGATGTAGAGGGAGCGGAGGATATGATTTACAGGAGCGAGGGGTTTAGAAAAGTTGCACCAAGAATAAAATCTATTATGATGGAAATGCACTTCCCCAACTGGATGGAATTGGTAGAGTATATGAGTAGTTTGGGTTATACCCCTAAAAGATACGCCTCAAGTGCCATAATTATATTATTTACAAGAAATGACTAACCTTAAAACCTGCTTTTTTACTATCGTTTCAGATGATTATTACTATAAGGTCGGAACACATATCTTAATCAACTCATTCAAGAAGTTTCACCCCGATATTGATTTGATAGTATTCCGCCAAGATATGATAGACAAAGTATTCGCCTTAAAGGGGATTAACTTTTATCAGGCTAAACCAACCTTTGCTAAATTGTTACTTAAAGACTACGACAGGATAATCAATATAGATGCTGATACGATAATTACAGGCAGATTAAGCGAGGTTTTAGACACAGATTGGGAAGTAGGTGGGGTGTGGAACTTTAATCTTTATGAGAATGCTAGTTTAGATAATATAAGCGAGTTAGATTATGTCCAAGCTGGTATGGTGGGGTCTACAAACCCAAAGTTTTGGGATATATGGGAAAAAGCCAACAAAAGTGCAATGAAATATCTAAGACAAGAAAACGATGTTCTTAATTTAATTTGGTATCAAAACTCAAAGGTTAAACAAATGAAGCGGTTAATATGGGATAGAGAAAAGAATTATTTAGGTTGTAAATCATTAGGCGGAGAACAAGACTTTTATATAGGCGGTGGGAAATTGATGTATAACAATCAAGTAGTTAAAGCCTACCATTGGGCTAGGGGTAAAGACTTCCCCAAAATGGATTTTGACAGAACAGATATCAAATTCAAACCCGAAGTTATTAGATATTTAAAAGACATAGCTTATAAAGGAGTAACCATAACAATATGAAGCCTTATTCTTTAATGTCGCCGGATTTAGTTGGTCAGAATGTAGTATCAGGTGGAGTGAGGGTTATGTGGGGATTATACGGTTGGTTGCTATCCAAAGGACAAATAGCCTATATGAATAGGAGAGTCCAAGCCGACACGATAGCCATTTATCCCGAAATAGTTAATGGTAATCCGTTTAATGCTAAAACGGTCGTTAGATATATATTAGCCCCATTAGGAGAGATGTCATCAAACGGAATACCAGGACCAACCTCATACCCCCCCACAGATAAGATATATAGCTTTTCCAGAATTGTGCATAAAACAGACGAAAAACACACAATGTTCTTACCTATATTAAACTTACACATATTTAAAGACCAACACAGAAAAAGAACCAAAAAAGCAGTATTATTCGGAAAGGGAAAGGATTTAGGACTACACCCCAAAGACTGTATTATTATTAACAGAGCTTTTGCCCAAGACCAACAGAAATTAGCAGATTTTTTAAACGAGTGTGAGGTTTTATATTCTTACGACCATAGGTCGGCTATGTTTGAAGTCGCTAGATTGTGTGGGTGTAGAGTGGTGGTTTTAAGCGACAAGCTAAAAGATTTTAGTCTTTATGAACCAGGTATAAATGGATTAGGTTGGAAAAAGGATAAAAAGTTAGACACGGCTAGATTTAGAAAGCATTACGAACATTTAGTTAGTATTTTTGAGCGAAAGCTAGAAAGGTTTATCAATGAAACACAAAATTAGAATCTTCGCATTTCCAAGTCACGGCACAGAGTATAGGGTATCAGGAGTGGATTTTGCCCGGATAATACAACCAATGGAGCATTTATCTAAACACCCCGATTTTGATATCCATATATTTAACCCTAAAGAAAAGATGAATTGGCTAGAAGTAGCAGAAAAATACGACATTATTTACTTCAATTACTTAAACGACGCTTGGGGTTTCGCCCATATGAAGATTTATGCTAAACACCATAAGACTAAATTAGTGTTAGATGTAGACGACGCATTATGGAGTGTTTTACCAGACAATCAGGCTCATAAAGTTTATAAGCGTGGCAGTGAGGGAATAAAGAATTTCACTACTATATGCAACGAGGTGGATTATATGACAACTACCTCAAGATACTTAAAAAACATAATCAGACACGAAACTAATCAAAAAGAAATAAAAGTTTTCCCAAATTACATAGATTTAGATTTATACTCCCATAGAAGTAAGTTTAAAGATACACACGAGATTGTATTACTTCATTTTGGCTCAACTACCCATTTTATTGACCTAGAAGAAAATGAATTTGTTTTAGGGATAGATAAGATAATGAAAGAATATCCTAATGTGAAACTCATAACCGTAGGTGCGATGATGCCTAAACTAAAAAAAATGTGGGGAATGAGATACGAAAATGCCTTTGGAGATGTCGATGTTTATGGGTGGATTAAAGAGAAGTTTCCTTATTTTATGGACAATTCTGATATTATGGTTGTTCCATTAAAGGAAAGCACCTACACTAAAGCTAAAAGTTCAATTAAATTCTTAGAAATGTCATCTGCTAAAAAACCAGGTGTATATCAAGATATAAGACAATACCGAGAAGCGGTTAAAAATACAGGGTTTCTCGCTAAAACATCAGAAGATTGGTATCAATCTATTAAAAAGTTAATAGACGACAAGGAATTAAGAAAACAGATGGGTGAAAACGCTTTTAATGAGGTAAAAAAGAATTGGCAATGTAAAGACCATATCGAGGATTATGCTAAATGGTTCTCAATGGTTGACAAATCCTAACACTTGTGGTTAGAATAAGTCAGCAATATGTTGGACATTCCAACAACACAGCTCCCTTACGGGGGCTTTTTATTTTTTTAATAGACTATGAAAAAAAAGAAGTTTCAAGAAAAGAAAGTAGACAAGCTCAGAGAGCTTAAAGACGAGTTATTAGATTTATTCTTAAGAGATGCTACAGAACTTCCTGCAAGGGGTTTCTATCAAAGGGTGTTTCCTATTCTCAATCAATTAGGTGGTTCAATAGACAAAAACACCACACAACTTGTGAGAATTAAAGAATTAATTATTGAATTAACAAAATAATATGTTTTCCTTAGCTAATGTATGGCCAAACTTAAAAAGCACCGCACAGCTTGCTAGAGAGAAAATTAGAAGTCAAACGATGAGGCAGTCGCCAATTCGACAAACATTAGGCAATAGCGTTGAGTGGTTGGGACAACAATTGGGTAAGCCAGAAGGTGGTATAAGTGAATGGATAGCTGGTGGACCAACAAGGTATACGGGTGGAAGAGCGACTTATGCTCAATCCCCAACTACACAACAGAATACAGACTTTAATTCAAGTATTCCACCAAGTAATTCGGGTGGCGGATTTAATGAACAGGCATATAGAGATAGAGGGTGGACTGATGTTAATGCTATGAGAGCCGATTACAACGCTACTGGAGGTCCTGGTGGAGGTGGCGGTGTTGATTACTCTGCACAAATGCGAAACGATATAAATTCGGGTTGGGACTCTTACATAGGGCAACTAAACAATATGTTGAATCAAGGTTTGCCTGGACAAAAATCAGCTCAAGAAGGGATTATCCAAAACCAATACAATACTGGTGTGGGTAATTTGGGAGTTGAAAGAGATACTGGTTTGACTAACCTAGAGGGTGAAAGAGCTTCGTTAGAAAAGAACCAATCAAGAAACTTAAAAGATATGGCTTCAAACATACGAAATATGTTTATGTCAGGGAATGTCTATTTAGGTTCGAGAGGTGCTGGTGATAGTTCCGCCGCTAATCAATACTCCTATGCTTTAACGAAATTAGGAAGTAAAGCGAGAGGGGATATTATGTCCCAAACCGCAGACCAATTAGGCGAGATAGGACGAAGAGAAACAAACCTTAAAACTATCTACGACCAAGAAACAAGAAATCTTGCGACTGAAAGGGACAACAAAGTTCTTGAATTAGGTAATTGGTTCAACGAACAACAAAATGCTATTAGAAGTCAAATAGGTCAGGCTGGTGTAGGTAGGGGAAAGGATTTAGCCGCACTATCCCAAACCTTACTAAATCAAGCATTACAGAGATTAAATGCTATAGACCAAGAGGCTTCAAATAGAAGGTCGATGTTAGACCAGTGGGCAATTGGAAATTCTAAAAATCTTGCTGAATTGAGACAAAATATGCAAGGTGTAGCAGGATTTAAGGCTAATCTTCCGCAAGGTCAAGTATTCCAAGGCACTCCTCAAATATCAGGAGGGAATTATACATTACCAGTTTACTACGGTAACGCCAATACGAAAGAAAAAGACATCTTCGGAAATGTTATCAGTTAAAGGAGGTTAAATGGATTTACTATCCAAGATAAAATCTATCTTTAACAAAACAATGGACGATGAGGGTTGGGTTCGTGGTGGTAGGTTCGCACCTTTAGTTAATATCGCTGATAAAACTAAAAACCTTAAAAGTTTCTCACAAACTCTTAATCCTACTTATAACAAAGGGGATAACTTTTGGTCGTCTAAAACTGGACAAAATCTAGCTAATTTCCAACGCCAAACACAAGATTTAGTTAAACCTACTCTTAATAGATTAAAACAAGGTAAAAGTTTATTAAACTTATATGAATACTCATCTCCTGCTGTAGCGCTTAGACACAAGGTAGATAATACTCAATCGCAACTACCCACAAACTACAAACCTTGGCAAGATATAAAACACTCATTGTCGGCAGGTATGACAGCATATGGATTAGCGAAACCAAATATTGCTCTAACCTCAGCTTTAGGTGGTGGGGTTTTTAACACAGCTCTTAATATGGGGTCTAATGTCATAAACAAAAAACCCCTTACTCAAAATAACGCTACGGTTTTCAAACAAGGTTTTGGTCAAGGCTTGGCTAATGCAGGAACAACACGATTGACTAATTCTTTAGTAAATAGCTTAGCTAATTATATCCCCGCACTTAAACCACTAACAAACAAATCATTAAATGTATCCTTGACCGCAGATACTCTAAAGCAATCAATTAAAAAATGGGCGGATGTAGCAGGCAAGAAGTTATTCAAGAGTGCCGTTATTGAAACAATGGTAGAAACACCAGTTTGGGCAACATTAAACAGTAGCGATAAGGAGAAATGGACAGACGCAATGAAAAGAGAGTTTGTAGAAAATCTAGTAACAAATATAGGTTTCGCTGGTGTTGACTCTATTGGAGATGTCGCAAAGATGAGTCCAGTTATCAAAAAAACAATAGGTGATGTGGTTCAAAAGTATAAAAACCTACCAATTCAACAGAAAATGGGTGGAAAGATAGACCTTACTCAACCGATTAAGATTTCTTCGGCCAAAATAAAATATCCCAAAGATAAACTCAAGGCTATAGAGCAAACTATATATGGGACAGTAACCCCTAAAGGTGAAACATTTCAAACAGGCACAAAAGAAGGTGTAGGTTTTATTGGAAATAGTCTAAGAAAGGCGGAAAAAGCAGTAAGCGATACTGTTGAAAAAGGTGTTACAAGCAAAAACAAGGTTGTTAGAAATATATCGAGATTGGCTCAGGGATTTTTAGGAGAATTGGGTAAGACAGATAAAACAGTAGGTAGGTTAGGTAAGTTTATTGGAGGAACAAACTATGCTAGTAAATTGGCTTACGATTCTCAAATTTATGGTGCTGGACTGGTTGACAACAACAAGAAAAGCTTAGAAAAGATATGGTCAGTAATGGACACAGAGTTAGCTGGTAAAAAAGTCAAATTAGCAGACTTAAACGAAAAAGAATTGAAGGCATTTAAATTCTTCTCGACACTATCGGACTTTATAAATGATACAAATTACAAAAATGGCTTTATTAGTAAGGAACTTTGGGAGAAAAATAAAGGGGGTAAATATATAGCCCGTGCATACGAGCAATACGACCTACCCCCAGAAGTGGCGGACTTCTTAAAACAGACAAGAAAGAGATTTGATTTATCTTCGTTTATTAAACGCAAGGATATAGATGATTGGAAACAGGCTAATTCTATAAAAGACCCGTCCTACTTAATGGCTAAAAGGCTTCAACAGACACTTTTTAATGATGAGGTTCATAAGATGTTTGATTGGTTAGGAAAAACCGAGTTGGTATCAGATGTTGCCAAACCAGGATTTGAGCAATTATCAGACCACAAAGCATATGGAGAATTGGCAGGTAAGTGGGTTAGAAAAGATGTAATGGATGATATATCTGGGCTTCATTTCACCAACGATTTTGCCAACCGAGTTAATGATTTATTAAAGATTTACGATAGAAATCCCGTAAGGAGGACATATAAAAAGATATTTACCATATTTAATCCCGCAGTAAGGTTGGGAAATAAAACTAGCAATTATGTTTTTGCGTGGTTTAATGGAATAAATCCGATAACTTTTGCCAAAAACCAAAAGTGGGCGAAACAACAGGTTAATCAACAATCAGAGCTTTATAGAAGACTAGTTAAAGACGGTATCTTGGGTTCTGATGTGTTTAAGGCTGATTTAACGGATTTTGCCAAAAAAATTAAACTAGAATATGGTGAAAGTAATGCCAAGAAAATACTCAATGCTATAGAGAAAGGATATGGGACAGTAGATGATGTCGCTAAGGTGGCTTCGGTGAAAACTTGGCTTGATAGGGGGCTGTCTTATAAAGAGGCTATCGATAGGGCATATCGTGGTTTTCAAAATTATCGAACAGTTGGTTGGTTGTATGATATCGGGGCTAAGTTACCGGTATTTGGAAACCCCTTTGTTAGATTTAAGGGTGATTTTGTTAGAATGGCAAAAAATGCAATGATAGATAGACCTGCGAGAGTTATAGGGACGGTCATAGCGTGGAAACTTCTCACAAACATTATGAGTAGGCTTTCAGGAGAAAGCAAAGAAGACCAAAAGGTAAGAGAGGCGAGGTTGGGCAGTCCTAAAGTTCCGTTTACTAATATTTCTATGGCAGTCCAGACACCTTGGGGAGAAGTTAATGCCTCTAGGTTATTAGGGGTTTACACTTATCCCGGACCAGGACAATCTTCGACTTCTTCAACTATTTCAGATTATATGCCGTTTGAAACCCCAAGCAAAAAGACGTTAGGTTCTTCTCCCGATATAGGACCATTCTTGTCTATTATGGCGGATACTGATTTCAGAGGTAAATCTATAGCCGACCCCAATTCTAATAAATATACAGGTTCAACACTCACTACTGGAGAAAGAAATATAAATAGATTAAGGTATCTTGGCAGACAATATAACATCCCCATTGCGAATAACCTTATTGATTTAAGCAAGTCTCTACAGGGTAAGGAAGACTTTTACGGTAGAACATTAACGCCAATACAAGCAGCCCTAAGAACTTATCCAGGAATTAAAGTCCAGCAATTTGGACCAGAGCAAGTAGCTAAACAAAAGGAAACCAACCAGTATTATGCAAAGGCTAAAACTAAAAGTATTCAGGGTAAGATAAAGTCGGTTAATAAACTTAGATTAACTGGGAAAATTACTGAGAAGGTTGCTAAAAAAAGGATTGACGCCCTTCGAGGAAAAATAAAAATTAAAGAGGTAGAACCAATCAATAGTAGTGTTGACCAAACTATTCCCCAAGACCAAGAGACATTTAACGCAGTTTATAAGGAAACGGCATCAGATTTAAGTAGGTATAAGAAAAAAGCTAAAACGCTACCTTATGAAGCTAGAAGTGAATATGATGAATATGACCGCCAATATGATATTGCCGACAATCAACAGAAATTAAACTTGGCTAAAGATATGCTTGCTAAGATGGAGGAAAGTCGCCCAGAAATGGCATTTAATGCTCAATTAGACACTTATAAATCAGGTGGGGGTCAAACAGTTGATGAAAGGGCTAAGTGGGCGAGTAGTAAATTAAAAGGCCTTAAAGGTAAAGAGTTTAATGATACGGTAAACAAAATGCTTGAGGCTAAAGTATTAACTAAAAGTGTAGTTAAGAAATTGCGTGAAATGGGTGTTAGTGTTAGTAAATATAATAGCGGGGGAAAGATTAAGTCTTATGGGGGAAAAGGACGAAAAATAAGGATAACTAGGCGAAAAATAACAATATCTAAAGTTAAAATGCCTAAATTGAGTTCTAGTAAATTAAAGCCTTTGAAACTAACTAAAGCCCCAAGTTCTAAAATTGTTAGGGATAAGAAACTATACAAAGCTATCAAAATCAAACAACCCCAAAAAGTAAGAAAGATTAGGGTAGCTAAATTACCTACAATGAAAGTATCAAAAGGGGGGTTCTTGACATGAATGTTATACTAAGTTACCAATTATCAAAAAGACTATTGATACAGGCCGTCGGTTTTGACGGTCTTTTTTAATGTCAAAAAACTATGTCAATAATAAATACACTAGACGACGCCATAAGTTACATAAACTCTATCTACGAGGGGGATAATTCACCTCCTACAAGTGGAGATAGCGATTACACTTATTGGACTTCTCTTATAAATATAGCCATAAATCTATGGGAAACCGAAGAAGGTGTATTGTGGAATGAGTTATTTGTAAAACTAGAAGACGCCTCAGACGGAGATAAAACTACAGCGTCTTCTACATTTGCTTACGATTTACCAAGTGATTTCAAATTCGCCGCTTCAGGTTATGTGTGGCTAGGGAGTGGAACATCAAAAACCGCCCTTAGAGTAATTAAACAAGAAGAAAAACAGTTATATGAAAACTCAACCGATTATGTTTGTTGGTTTACAACTACGACTTTGGAAATTAACCCCAATCTCACAATTACGGGCGGATACGATATCCATTATTCATATTACAAAAAGGCAACTAAATTAAGTTCGGGTTCAGATACCTTTGAGATGTCAGACCCAATGTTTGCAGTCTTTTATGCTTTATCAGAACTTAGACGAGATGAGGGAGATATTACTTCTGCTTCGATTGCCTCACAGAAAATGGAAGGAATGAAGACTATGAATATAATGCCACCTTGGTTTCAAGATACACTTAATACTTCTGAAGAGGAGGGGTTTGGTTCGTGAAAATACCAGCAAGTAAAATACGACCACGAAAAATAGAGATAACCGTCGATAAATTCAAAGGCGGGACTAATACCTTAATAGATGAGGCTAGAATGAGTTCGGAGTTTGCGGTTGAGAGCAATAATATGTTACAAACCCAAGACGGAGTTTGGACAACTAAATGGGGGTCAGCTTATTATGGAAAAGACCACGCCTCTACTATAGACGGAGCTTGTGAATTCGTTAAATCAGACGGAACAACAGAACTTATCACTATCAGTAATGGAAAGGTTTGGAAGTCTACCGACGGTGGAGCTTTGACCGAAGTAACTGGAGCTACTTTTACCGCAGGATTACAGTGTTATTTTTTACAAATAAGTGGTTACCTTTATATTGCTAACGGAACGGACACTTTAGCTAGATATGACGGGACAAATCTAACCTCATATACTGAAATATCCGCTCCTGCTAACCTTAGCGCTTCTTTAGTCGGGTTATCAAGTGGGTCATTTACTCAATATGCACAAGTAACCGCCTTAAACGATGTAGGTGAAACGGTAGGCTCAACAGAGGCTTCTATAAGTGTAAATAAAGACCGAGATAACTGGAATTCAAGCACGGATAAAGTGGTGTGGAGTTGGGACTCCGTAGCCAATGCTAATAGATACCAACTTTATATTTCTGATGAGTCGGGGGACGAGGCATTATTAACTTCTACCATAGATACAAATTATACCGATAATGGTTCATTAGATATCAATACTTATGTTGTTGTTCCAGAAGATAATACTACTGGTGCTCCTAAGTTTAAATCGATGTGTATGTCAGGGAATAGAATATGGGCAACTAATGATAGCGATAGTAAATATAAAGTTTATTTTTCAGGCACAGGACAATATTTAGGTAATTTCTCAGACTTTTATGGTGGCGGGTGGATAAATTTAGAAAAAGGCGGTCGAGAAATGCCGATAGTTGTTAGACATTATCAAACTGGTTCAGGTTCAGGAGTAGCGACTGCTTTGTGTAAAACTCCAGACGGCAGGGGGGCTATTTGGCAGATAGACATATCAACTGCTACCGTAGGGGATACTTCATTTTCTATACCTTCAGCTACTAAAGTTATCGGTTCGTTTGGGACAGAGTCTATATTAGGGACAGTGGCTACTGATAATGATTTAATGTTCCCTAATAGAAAGGGGTGGTTTTCTTTAGGTCCAGAAAAGAATTATTACGGTATTCTAAGAACACGGGAATTATCAAGTAATATCCGTCCTAGTTGGAGAAATTTAATTTCATCTAAAATATCTAGTATTTGTGCTTATTATTACGACGCTAAAGTTTTTATTTCTGTTCCTAACTCTACTTCAGGAAACGACACTATTGCAATTTACGATATGGAAAGGAGGAATTGGTCGTGGTCGTGGAATAATGGTGCTAGGCAATTTTTAGACTACACAGATACATCGGGTAATACTCACTTTTTATATGTTCCTATGACAGGGACGAAGTTAATAGAATTATCAGAAAACTACGCCAATGATTTGGGTTCGGCTTTTAATCAATCTTACATCTCCCCCCTTATACCAGTATCTAAACACAAAACAGATATGTTAGTTCTAAAGGACGCAGTATTGGAATTAGGCAGACCAAAAGGTTCGATTAGTTTCAAAATTTTAGGTATAGGTAAAGATAACAGTTTCACTACTATCGGTTCGACAACTATAGACAATTTTGGTGCCAGCACAGGCGTGGGGTCTGATTTGGTTGGGGATTTCTTTATGACTTCTACAAACGATAACTCTAAAGGTGGAGCTGGTTCGTGGGCAGTATATTACACCCAAACCCCCTCTACCTTTACTCAGGCTATTACAAAAAAGGCTATTAAAAAACGAGCCAAACTATATGCAATTCAATTCAAAGTGTCATCTACTACAGCAGACACTAGTTATTCAATTTTATCCCTACAGGCGAGGGGAACACTTGTTAGTAGACGAGTGCCGTCTGATTGGGTATCATAAGGAGAAATTATGGCAAGTAATACAGACAAATTAAGAAAATTGGCTCGCCGATGGGTTGGTCAAATAGGAAGTGGTGGGGTGGCTGATGATTCGGTTACAACCATTCCGCTAAGTTCGGCAACAAACCTACCCACCGATACAGCGGTTACATTAGTTATTGATAGAGTAGACAGTAATGGGTCTTCGACTTCCGCATTAGAGGAAACAATCGTTGGTGTAGTTAGTGGAAGTAATATCGTTAGTGCAGTTAGGGGAGTTGAGGGAACAGCCCAAGCACATAGTGCAGGGGCGGTTGTGGAATTACTTTGGACTGCTGACAATTGGAATGATATGGTTGATTGGGGTGTGGTAGAACACAACCAAGACGGAACACATAAATCAGCTTTAGTTACTACTCTTAAAACAACTGGAGCTAAAATAAATACTGGTACAGCCGATGATGAAATAGTTACCCCTAAAGCAATACAAGATAGTAATATAGTTCAGTCTGATAAAAATTGGGACGGTTGGATTAGTGTTAGTGATACTTGGACTTATGCCTCATCTACTACAATTAACGTACCAAGTGGTGCAACTGCAATTTATACCAAAGGGGATAAAATAAGACTCAAGCAAGGTGGAGGATATAAATACTTTTATGTTGTAGGGGTTGCTAACACTGTTCTTACCGTAACTGGTGGTTCAGACTACACAGTAGCCGACGCTACGATTACAGATAATTATTATTCCCACGCCTCAAGTCCGATAGGGTTTCCCAATTATTTTAATTACACTCCTGAATGGACTGCTACAACAACCAATCCTTCATTAGGCAATGGCACTGCTACTGGGAAGTTTTATTTACAAGGGATACTATGTTTTACCTTTGGTAAGATAGTAACTGGGAATACAACGAGTTTTGGTTCTGGGGTGTATTCCTTTTCTTTACCAATAACTTCAATAATTACTGATGGTGGAGATAGTGGTTTACACGGGACGGGTAGTGCCGTAAGAAGTGGAGCGTCCAGATACCAGCTTTTAGCGGTTCTTAACTCGGCTACCACAGTAGAACTAGATAAAACAGAACCACCGTTTAATGGAATAACCGAGTCAGCTCCTGCCACTTGGGCAAATCCCGATTCCTTTACATTTACATTTGTTTATTTAATATGAAAAGATATAGTCAAAGAGATAAAAAATGACACTTAAACAATTCTTAGATAAATACTTAGGTCAATCAAAGGGTTATCCTACTGATAAACAATATAAAGGTGAATGCCTTTCTGTCTGTAAACTTTACATCAAAGAAGTATTTGGAATTAGTCCCCCACCATCAGGTTCTGGTTCGGCTTATGGTTACTGGTCTAACTTTCCCGCCCCTTTGGGAACGGTGTTTGAGAAAGTTGAAAATACCCCTGACTTAATCCCCCAAGAGGGTTGGATAGCTGTATGGAAACCGTGGTCAACAAATAAGTGGGGCCACATCGCTATTGTAGCTAAAGGTTCTACTAAAGGAATACTTAAAAACTGGGCTCAAAACTGGTCATCTAGGATATTCCAATTAGAAAGTAATCGGTATACGAATGTTATTGGTTTTCTAGTCCCAAAAAGTTATAATAAGCCAGAGGAGCCACCTATGAATGAAATAGCCAAATTCTTAAAAGAAAAAGGTAAATACACCGAAGGTGATGTTCGTGAAATGTATGGTGCTTGGGTAGATTTGGAGAATGTTCGTAAAACCTTAGACACTTGCCAAACTCTTACGAAGTCATTAGAACAAAATATCAAGGAATTAAAGAGGGAAAATAAGGAATTAAAATTAAAATTGGAAAAACAGCAGTCCGAATTAGTGTCTGCTAATAGGAAAATATCGAAAGTAGAGGAAGCAATTAGTATAGCGGACGGACAAAAGAACCAATATAGAAGACTGTATGAAAAGGCTCTAGAAAGAGATTATTCTAAACTTAATTTTGTTCAACTAGTTGTTATTCTGTTAAAGAAATTGCTAGGAAAATGAAAACTACATTAAAGAGTTGGTTTCAACAACACATTGTTACATTAGTTGTTCAAGGTAGTAGTGTTATTGTTCTAATTTTGGGATTGTGGTTATCTACTAAATTATTTCCTATTACACTTCGTTTAAAAGAATTAGATATGAGAGTATCAGCTAATGAAAGTGCTATTCAAAGTTTGTGTGATGATTTGAAATATATCCGAAGTAGAGTTGACCAAATTTATTTGTTAAACATAAAATGAAACTTGTAATCAAAGATAAAAAGAACCTAAAGAAATGGGGGGTAAACTTATTGAAGTTCACCGCTCCCGCCTTGTCAGTGTTCTTCGGATTATTGCAACAAGAAGTTCCTTTTAAGCAAGCCAGTTGGGTTTTACTATTGGCACTTTACGGGGCAATTTCTGATTATCTAAAAAAGCTAAAGTAAAAAGACACCTCATTTAAAACTCAACGCCGAATTGGTTTTGAAGTGTCTTTTGGGATATTATAACAATTATAGGTTTAAAGTCAAAAAAATATGGAAGGTAGAATTAAACCAGACAAATGGAGAGAAATTATTAAAGTAATCCCTAGACATAAACTACCATCTTTAGTTGGTGGAAAGGATTGGTATATAGAACCAAGAGTAGTTTTAGAGGGGGGTATAGAGGTTCACCCTAAAAATCCTAATTTAGAGATTAGGAATGTTAATCGTTAATTTTTATACCACCAAACATACCTACTCCTTTTAGAATGGTAAGTTTTTTGAACAAGTAATTTCACCGATTTTATCTCTAAAGTGTTGCTCGAGTTCTTTTAGTTCACCTGGTTTCCATTTTTTAGTCGTTCTGTTTTGTTTCATTAAACGGTCGATTTCTTTTTGACCGTATTTGTTTAGCATAAATTTATAATACTCCGCTCCAGCTCCTTGAAGATAAGTATTGCAGTGAACACATTGTAAATGGCAACCGTGTTCGTCAAATAAATTAGCATTGTGTCTACCGGGTAAGAAATGACCAGCGTGAGAGCCTTTGTAAGGGATTATTTTACCGCAGGTGCAACATCTACCCCTTTCAGTTGTTCCAGTCGTTTCTAGACAATCTCGCATACGGATATAGTTGGAAAAAGTCCTCCAACACTTAGCTTTCAGTTTCTTTGTTTTCAGTTTCTTTGTGTTCATCTAAAGATAATTTAACATCATATATTTTAGAAACTTCAAAAACCTTGCTTTCAGGATTAAGTATTTCCCATTCTCTGTATCGTTCTAACATATCTAATGCTTCTTCTTTTGTATCAAAGACTTTGGTGGAGATTGTATATTTCATATTGTATTTAAGAGGCTTTGCTCTATAAAAATTGATAACATTTTTTTTATATTACTTGCGGTGTCCCAATTAGACTCGTTTAAAGGTGTTGATTTGTATCCACTAGCATTATATACCACTTTTACTTTAAAAAGAGTTTTTGGGTCGTTTGTAGGCACGATTTTTCGGTAGATTGCTCGTTTGCGGTATCTTATCAACCACTTAGTATCCCTACCTCTCTTAATCCATAATTTGACATACTTAACTTTCATTTAACTTAACTGGGGGCATCGCACTCTGACTAATATAACTTTTATATTCTTTTAAGGACATTTTTGTAAAAAAGTCTACCCTTTTCTCCCAGTAGCTATCACTCATAAGAAAATCATCTATTGCATTTTCAATACTTTGCTTTGCTCTGACGACCTTTTCTCTAAAAGCAGTATCAGATACATAGTCAAATCTAATACTTTCAAGTATTTTATATGCTTCTACTAATTGAGAACGCACTATTGCCGACCTGACTCTTGAAATCTTCTTCTCCCTTATCGTCCTTTTATATTTTCTTTCAAGCAACTCTTTCTTTGTATATAATGTGCCTACTTCTTTTACTAATTTATTTGCCATAAATCCTCCTTTTTTCTGACTCTTCCAGCCAGACAATTATTAATTTTCTCATTATACCATAAATATTCTCATTTTAGTTTAACCCAATTAACCCACCTTTCACTTCGGTTCAATTTAACACCTATTTCTTTAACACTCATAGTTTTAAGCATTTCTTTAGCTTTAATATAAGGTTGTGTTCCTACTGTATACAGCTTTCTAGCTCTGATAGTAGCTTTTCTGTAATACTTAGCAAAGATCTTTTTATCTTCAGAATGTAGCCAAACATCTTTCTCTTTCCTAATTCCCTTGTTTCCTCTTGGTAGGTATTTTTTAGGTATTGTGTTCATGAGACCTCCCTTATTGATACTAGCTTAATCTTTTCACCACAATCCATTATCGGAAAGTTTTTGTCACAGTGTTTTCTAATAAGGAGACTTCTATTACAATCGCAACTATTATTACCGTCTTCATAAATATGGTAGAGACTATATGACCCAACATCGTGCATTGTGTATGTCTTTCCATTAAACTTAAAGATAATTTCAAACTTTCTTTTATTAAACAGGTATTCTTTAGGTATTGTGTTCATTTTATAAAACTATCTTCAACAAAATAAATAGCTTTTTTCAATTCTTCAATATCAACCACTACAGCATCGTGTTCTGTGGTAAGGACAACTTTTTTGTCATCAAAGGCAGATTCAATTACTAAACTATTTGATACCTCATCCATATTACTGATAGGTGTAGTCTTTATTATGCTTCTAACTCTCATTTGTCCTCCTTTAATCTAATACTAAGTCCAACTTGCGTTTTGTCATCATCAGGTCTTCTAAAGCACAATTCTATCCGAAAGCCATTCTTTGCAAACATTTTGCCTATAAACTCTAGATATTTCTTATCCCTTTTCTTGGTAGGCCATAGGTTAAGAAACAGTGTTCCTTTATATGATAACAATTCCACGCTTGGTCTATTGTCTGTTTGCTTCACTTCTCCTCCTTTGGCTAGCCTGCCAACTTTTAACATAAGTTTCACCATTATTCAGTTTAACAGTAATCTTTAGTTCACTCCAATCGTCTCCCTCTCTACCACATAATAAGGTAAATAATTCGTCCCAACTTTGTTCTACTTTTTTAATTAGTTGTTTGTCCATTGGGATATCATAGGAACATATAATGTTGTGTTTCGGTCTTCATCTTCGCCACAGTTCGGTAATAAATCGGTGTGTTTACTCAGTGCCCTTACCCACATGTCAAAACAGTTTATGTCTGTAAACTCCTTACTTCCATACTTTCCAACCCATACTTGTTTGGTTTTTTGTTGTTTCATATAATAAGTTAATCCGACACTTAGTCGCTCCCCTTTATGGGGTTATCTTTAACAAATAACTTCCACAATTCAGTCCTAAACTCTTTTCCTTCTTTGTTTAGATACCCACAATCCTCAAGTGTTTCTAGTATTTCCTCTAAATCTAAAGGTGAGATATGGTTGTAGTCCTTGATGAAGTCAATTACTTTGTGTTTCATTTGTTCCTTTTAATTTATAACTCTGGTTAGCCCACAATAACGCTTCTTCAAGTTTGGTAATAACAAGCGATATCTCTCTGCCTCCTATTTGTCGTCCAAGCTTTTTTGCTTCTTCTTTCGCTTCAGTCAAAGCAATTAGTATTGTGTCTCTAAAATCTGATGGTCCCATATTTATTCCTTTTTTAATTTATAACTTTTAACTCTCATTATTTTTTTTGCAACTCTTTTAGCAATAGCCTGCTTTCGTTTCTCCCAGGCGTCTGATAAAAACATTCCCTTTCGCTGACCATTGTTCATTTTGGTAGCTAATTTAACTTTATCTTTGTGTTTCATTTTTTATTGTTTCAACATATAACTCAAATGCTTTCATCAATGCTTCTAGTCCCAACTTAGGATTCTTAGCAATAATATGAATTGAATACTTTTTACCATTATTCGCTTCAAGGTGATAATAATCCTCATTCACAGTAAAAGAATAAGCTAAACCAGCTTTAGATGTGGTGTAACCTGTGTATTTAGGTTTGTGTTTCATCTTTCTCTCTTTTTTGAGTAATCCTTAAATGCGTCCTTCAGTTGTTTGTTTAGTCCTTTTACAATGTCCTTAAATGACATTTCCTTATTTTTAACAGCCTTAGAAATTAACATAGCTAATCCCTCGGTTAAGATAAAGATGGTTTGTCTGATAGAGTAGTTTGTTTCAACCGTAGTCTTGTTGTTGTCAAAATCAGTTTCTACAATTATTCTTTTATTTTTCATTTTTCAATACCTTTTTAATTTGTTTAATCAAAGCAACTCTTTCAAAACCTGTTAATGCCATTGTAACATCTTGGTTTTTAAATACTTCGCCTAATTTAGCTTTCTCTAACGCTTTTAGAAACTTCTTTAGGTCTTTAATCACTCCACCTTGTCGGCTTATCTTGTAGATTATCTCTTTGTCTATTTCAGGAATGTAGTTGTTAGATATAACCCCGACAAACCAGCCCTTTTTATCTTTGGTAACAACTACAGCAAACTCACCGTCTTTTAGTTGCTCTTCTAATTCTCCTAATGTTATTTGTTCATTATCTACTTTAGTCATTTTTCCTCCATTTTAATATTTAATGTAAATCGTTCGTTAAGGTAATCAAACACCTTTTCTCGATATTCTTTGTCGTTGGCAAATCTTTTTAATTGCTTTTGATATTTTGAGTTAGAATACTCCCCAAGTAGCTTCTTTCCATTAACAAGAAACGAAATGAATACTGCCTCGACTGAAAATGGTTGACAGGTTCTATCTAGTTTCATTTGTCCTCCTTAAGTAATTCAGGATTTTCATAAATATTACCGATAATCTCAAAATCTCTCCATTTTTCAAATTGTTCCCTATCCAAAAAATCTTCTTGTTTTGTTTTAACATCTCGCAACATTAAACACACATATCGTTCACTGAAAAAGACTTCTTGTATTTTAGGTGGTTGGTATTTAGAAAATCTAACAACATCATCCTTTTTTTGACTTTTAACAATATCTCCCTCAAATATCTCCTTTCCGTTTTTATCCTTTAGGTTGGTAGATTGTATCAAAACTAATGTCTCTTTTCCTTCATAGGTCAACCCAAAATCTTTTTCTAATCCATAAGATATTGTTGTGGGGATGGTGTCGGGGGTATTTCTAACCGTAACTCCCTTTATGTTTCCATTCTTATCAAAATGTAAATCGGTAACAGTTAACATCTTTTTGTGAAATGTCTGCCAAACTCTAAATCTAACTTTTTTCATTCTCCCCTCCTACAGGGTTGCCTCCACATTGGCAAATTACTAAACGATTGTGGATTATCTATATTACAGCCCCTTTCTGATAGTTTCTGTCTAACTCTTTGGTCTATGTAATCCTTTTCAAGATATATAGGAATACTTGTTATCTTTTTGAAAGACGAAACGATAATATAAAAGGCTATAGAAAATAGAATTAGAGGTAAGATTAGTTTTTTCATTTTTTTCCTTTTTTAATTTTAGTAATTTTTTGGTAAAGACAAATATCATCAGCAATCCTTCCTTTATATTTAAATTCCCAAATCTCTGCATGCGAGCTTGGGTCTAACTTCGTCCCTGCTTCTATAGCCCGAACTGGCTTAGGGTTTAGGATTCTGATTATCGGTATTGGTTGGGAGATATACATCCTTTTTAAAAAACCATTATATTCTAATATTGCTTTCATTTTTCGTT